CTGGAATTGGAAATGTTTCGGTCATGATATACTTTTAGACTACTTATATTTAGACAAAAAAAGCGCCCCCCGAAGGAGTCTCTTGAGAAATATAAGCATCTCGCTTACATGAGGTTCTTAACAGCAACACGCCTGTAGAAACGGTTTGCATTCTGTGTAAGAACGCCAGATCCTTGAGTAAGACCCTGTGAGAATGGGTTCTCAACCATTCCGTAACGAGTCTTAAATCCGATCTTAGGCTGGAAGGAGTTCTCACCCACCGCACGAACCATCTGTAGTGGAACGTAAGGGCAATAGAACAGACCAGCATCATAAGGTGAAGTACCCTTGTAACCAACAACGTAGTACTGATTACCACTATTGGTAGCAGCATTACTTGCGTTAAGGTTAGCAGAATATGGGTCAATGTATACTCTATACTTACCTTGAAGAACACCAGCAAATGTATTGCCTGTGTCATCAACATTAAGGTTAGCATTAAGAGCAGGTGTGTAGTCAAGTACACCAGCCATTGTTAGTGCAGAAGCAACATCAGCAGAGCAAAGGATGATGTTACCCTTTCCGCGACGAGTTCTTTGTGCGATTGCGTTTGCGTCTCTTTCGATCTGGAAGAGTAGTCCCTTGAACTTCTCAACTGACCATCTACCATTGGAGTCGATGTCTAGATCGAATACACCAGCAGTAGCAGTGTTAGAAACAGCACCCTGTTCAGCAGACTTGTAGATAGTTCTAATAACTTCTCTGTTGATTTCCGCAAGGATCTCAGTAGAAAGGATATTAGCAAGTTCTGCTTCAGCATTTAAGCCGTGGATTGCCTTAAGGTCTTGAGCAAGCTCTAGTGAGTACTCTGCCTTTAACGCACGAGACTTAGCAGTAACTGTGACCTTCTCGATTGAGAATGCCATCTCGTTGAAGTGGTCGTTAGCACCACTACCTAAGTTCTCAGCGTCACCTGTTACCATACCTTGACCAACACCATAAGATGCGGTTACGGCAGTACCAACTGGGTTGAGTAGGCCTGGGTTAGTTCCAGCAGGGTTAGTACCTGTACCAAAACCAGCAGCAACATCAGTGAAACCTGCGGTCTCATCGTTACCATCATCCTGTCCAGAGAATGCAGTATCTGCTTCGTTGAAGAATGCTTCTGTACCAGACTGGTTGGTGTAGCGTGATCTCATTGCGAAGATCAAACCTGTTGGGCCGTTCATTGGTTGAACACCAGCAAGGTCATAAGCGACCAAGTTAGGCATTGAACGACGGATAAGGCTGATCAACACAGGGTCGAAACCTGCTGTTGGGCCTGTTGGTGTTGCACTACCACTGAAACCACCACTAGCACCAGCAGCGTTAGCAGAGTTTGTAGGTGTTGCTTCGTAGAGGAATTGCTTTTCCTCGTTTAAAAATTTTTCTTGGTTCTCCAAGAGAACTGCGGTTACCATTTTGCGGTGTGAATCCTTAATCGGTTCTACACCTTCTGCATCTAATAATGGAGCCCACTTCTCTTGCAGTTGTTCAGCATTGAACATTTGCATTTGATTTTACCTTTATAAGTGTAAGGGGTTATTTAATATAATAAAGAATTACTTCTTAGTGACTCTCTGAAGTGTCGTTAAGTAATTTGCCATACTTCCAGCTGATTGAACTGGTGACTCTGTACCTTCCGATATCAAATCAGAGTCGTCGCTTGGAGCACTAGCTTTCTTTGAAGGGAAATAAGATTCTCTCAATGTAACTAGTTTCTCACGGTAATCTGCTTCACTTTCAAACTCAACACTTTCAGCAAGGGAAGAAAGCTTCTCTTTCTGAGTTACGGCAAGACCTTCAGCAATTTCACTAAAAATTCCATCGGATGTAGATTCTGATAGTCTCTTGTTTAGAGCAACATTCTTTTCGATTTGCTCATTGAGTTTTGATTCCATTTCATCAAGTTTATTTACCATGCTCTCAAGGACATCATATTTTTCTTCAGGGATTTGTACATAATGTTCTTCAAAAAGACTCTTCATGCCAGTCATGAATGACTCGTTAAGTTCAGACTTAAGACCATTCTCGACAGCAAGTTTGTTTTCTTGCATCCACTCATCAGCAACGTACTCTAGATAAGAATCAGTACGCTCGGTAAGTTCTGCTTTTAATTCAGCAGTTTCTTCCTTGATTGCTTGAATGTGGTCTGCTTCAAGACTTTCTTGAATCTTAGCAACTTTAGAATTGATTGCTGCTTCAAAGATTGTCTTTGCTTTTGCTTGGAACTCTTCACTGAGTTCTTCGCCTTGTAGAAGTGCTTCAACATCTTCTTCTACATTAAGCTCTTCTTCTTTAGCTTCTTCCTCTGCAACTACTTCAGTTTCATCGGAGGAATCGATTGTTTCCTTAATCTTCTTACGAAGTGCGGATGGAGTTTCTTCCTCCTGAACAACCTCTTCTTCTGCTACTTCAGATTCAGCAACTACTTCCTCAGTAGAAACTTCCTCTTCTGCAACAATTTCTTGATCATCAGATTCTACTTCCTCTTTCTTAAGAGATGTTCCAGGTTGAACATCGCCTGATTTAACAGCAGACTTTGCACCTTTGTTAACAACATTCTTAACTTGTGAAAGTGAAGCACCAGGTGTCTTCAGTTTAGAAGAATCATCTGTTGACTTGTAATTTTCTGGAGTAGGGCCGCCTAGATCTTCCCAACTGCCACTATTGCCAGGTGTTGAAACTCCTGCAGCATTACTTCCTGCTTTAGGAAGTGATTTATCTCCAGGCTTCGCACCAGCAGTAACGGCATTTGATTCCTTAACGTCTACTTCCATTTCTTGTAATTTCGTACCACGGGACATTTGAAAACTCCGATTACCTTTAGTAATTGACTATATTTATTTATAAATTAAAGATTTGAAAGGAACTCTTGGAACAAACCAAGTTTGTGCTCTTCCAATCTTTGTTGACTCACGAGAGTATTTATACGGGTTCTTGTGCGTGACGCAAGTTGCTCACGAAGGACTCCTCCATCCCAAACCCATTCCTTTCCTTCCATGATTCCTGACACAAAAGCATCAGGTGCAGAAGGATCAGCGACGATATCAGCAGCAGTTGCTAACATAAAATCTTCGCCTACAACCTTAACACCATTTGTATCTTCTCTAAGTGATCCAATACCACGAGATGATACTCCAAGTGTCACGCCTTCACCTATAAGAGATGATGCGATTTTACCCATTGGGGTATTTAATATTTGTGCTTTACCTTTAAAATTATTTCCCTCTTGAACAAGAGAAGTAATTTTATGTGAAACACGATCAAGGTTTACAGTAGGGCCTTCTGGATGACCAAGTTCTCCTAATGCACGACCTTTTTGCACAAAAGATTCATTGTAACGATTAACTTCCTTAGCAAGAGTTTGTACAGGATACACTCTACCATTACGGTTTTTCAAATTACCCTGAAGGAAAACCCCTTCAATGTACATTTTCTTTTTATCACCCTTACCTTCGGTAATAAACTTAACTGATGATACTTCTTCTGTGATTAATTTCATTTTTCTAATTTGTGTAGCCTACTTTTGCACCTAATACTGCAGCATCTGCTGCAAATATAGCATGACTAGATTGCTTTTCAATTACCTCAGAGGTTGACCTCATGAGAGTAAAGGTTCCAACAACAGCACCATTTGCTGCTTCTACTACTGTAACTAAATGGTCAGCACCAGCAGCAGTATTAACTAACCGCACTAAAGTTGCACTACCAAAGGTTGATGCACTACCAGTAGCAGTAGGACAAGCCGCTTGTGTACCTTTAATTAAAAGTCTAGCCATCTTCGTTTGATTCCTCTTCTTGTGGTTCTACTTCACTTGTTGCCTCAGGGCTTTCAGGTTCACCAAACATTGACGCTGCTACTTCTGGTTTAATAGTATCTACTTTTCCTGCAGTTTTTGCAAAAAGTAAATCTTTAATCTTATCAGTTATGTCTGCAGCAGGTGTTTCTTTGTCAATCATTACATCAACTAAATCATCCATAGTATTAAAAAATAACTAAAAAGTATTTATATCTCTCCACCCTTGGGCATTTTCATCTGGGTCGCATTCTTCGTTGGA